ATGATTTTATCCCAGACGTTGTTGAGGATAAAGTTGACGAAATTAAAACTAAAGTTAAAAACGTCAAAAAGCAAATTAAAAAATAATGGCATCAAAAAAAGCACCATCGAGAAAGAAATCATTAGGGTATTACGCTAAAGTTAAAAAAGGTAGCGGCACTGGATCGAAAGCTGGTGGTGGTATGACTGCCAAAGGTGTAGCTAAATACAGAAAGGATAATCCTGGAAGTAAATTAAAAACAGCTGTAACTACACCGCCTTCAAAACTTAAAAAAGGAAGTAAAGCTTGGAAACGTAGAAAATCATTCTGCGCAAGATCAAAAGGTTGGACTTCTGAAAGAGGTAAGGCTGCAAGAAGGAAGTGGAACTGTTAAATTATAACCAATGAAAAAATTATCACCAAAACAAAAGAAGATTGCTAAAGCCGCAAAGCCTTACAACAAAATTACAGGCGCTGATTTTAAAAAGCTAAAAGCTAAAAAGAAAAAATGAAATCTAAAGGGTTAGGCGATAGCATTCATAAGTTTACTACGAAAACAGGTATTAAGACAATGGTAGATAAAGTATCTGAAGGTCTAAATATACCTTGTGGCTGCGAAGGTAGACGTGAAGCTATGAATAAGCTGTTTCCTTATAAATACAAAAAATAATGCCTAAGAAAAAGTTTAAAGACACTAAAGTCGGTAAATTTATATTAAGCAAGGTACCAGATTTTGCGGCTAGTGTATTACCGGATAAAGGTGTTTTAGGTGTTGTAAAAAACTTAATAGACATTGAGCCGGAACTCACGCCTGAAGAAAAAGCGCAACTGCATAATGAGCTTGTTGAACTTTACGAGCTTGAAGTCGCAGATAGAGATTCTGCTAGAAGACGTGAAGTTGAGATTGCAAAGACAGGTAGATTTGATCTCATGTATAATCTTACTGGTATTGTTGGTTTGGGCGCTTTTGCCTTTATTGTATACGCTATTGTCTATTTAGAAATACCAAGCGAGAACAAAGAAGTTTGGATTCACTTAATTGGGATTTGTGAAGGAATTGTGTTATCAATCTTTGGCTACTTTTTTGGTTCGGCAGTAAAAGACAAGGACAAATAAAATTTAATTAAATATGAATGTAATTAGAAAGATCAGTATAGGTCGCGATTACAAAGATAGTGCCATGCATTATGCGGTTAATCAAGAAGTATACGGCGGCCACACTATATGTGATATTATTGAAGAAGAAGATAAATACAGGATTTATATTTCAAAAGGTGACGAGGTATTGCCTTGGAAAGATTTCAATAAGAATATGGGCATTAGTGTTGAATATAACCTTGAATACTAAATGAGAAGTTTACATGCTTTTATTATAGAACCACAAACCGATAGATACCAAAATAAAACCAAAGTAGACGATGTTGAGTTAATACTTAATACCGAAATACAAGATCACAAGTTTGTCAGTAGAATAGGCATCGTGCTTGAAACACCAATTGTAGGTAAAACGGGTATTAAGAAAGGAGACGAAGTAATTGTGCATCATAATGTATTTAGAAGATTCCACAATGTACGTGGTGATGAAGTAAACAGCAAAAGCTATTTTGAAGAAGATAAATACTTTGTTTTTCCAGAACAAATATTTATGTATAAACGAAACGGTCAGTGGAAACCGCTTGAAGGTTTTTGCTTTGTACAGCCAATAAAAAATAAAAATATGTTTAGTAATGATCCAGAGCAAGAATTAACTGGCATTATTAAATACCTTGATAATAGCCTTATCAAAAACGGTATTAAAAAAGACGATTTAATTGGGTTCACGCCTGATAGCGAATATGAGTTTATTATAGACAATCAACGCCTTTACAGAGTACCAACTAATTCAATTTGTATTAAATATGAATATCAAGGAACTGAAGAAGAATATAATCCTATCTGGTTATCAGGCAGTTAACGAATTAATTAGAGTTGCTGAAGAAAAAATTATAACCAATACAGAAGACGACGTAAGTGCAGACCGTTTAAAAAATGCTGCTGCAACTAAAAAGCTTGCAATATTTGATGCTTTTGAAATACTCAATCGTATACAAGAAGAAGAAGCATTGCTTGAAAATAAACCAAAAGAAAAAGAAGAGTCTTTTAAAGGTTTTGCAGAAAGGAGGTCTAAGTAATGGCTTACCAGCAAACACTATATAAAATAGTAGAGCCTGTAAAACTAACGGAGGTACATCGTAAAAATAAAGCCAAAGCTTGGAAGTATGGTTATGACAAAGACACTGATTTAATTGTTATTAGTCATACAGGTAAAATAGGTGAGATATACGAAATACAAAACCTTAAAATAGCTTTACCGCCCGCAGAAAATGTACAAGATCTTGGTAATAAATGGGTTGCACAAGATTACCCAAAAGAGCTAAAAAATATTAAAACAATATTTGATTGGCGTGGTTACTCAAAAGAATTTCAAAAACAGTGGGAAGACTATATATACGATGAGTTTGAAAGAAGAGAAAAGGGACTTTGGTTCAAAAACAAGGGCAAAGATACCTATATTACTGGTACTCATTATATGTACCTGCAGTGGACCAAGATTGATGTTGGAAGACCCGACTTTCGTGAAGCCAACAGATTATTTTTTATATTCTGGGAAGCGTGCAAAGCGGATTACAGATGCTACGGAATGTGCTACCTTAAAAACCGACGATCAGGTTTTAGTTTTATGTCCTCAGCAGAAACAGTCAATCAAGCAACTATTACATCGGATGGAAGATTTGGTATATTATCAAAATCAGGAGGTGACGCCAAAAAAATGTTTACAGACAAAGTTGTACCCATCTCAATCAACTATCCGTTCTTTTTCAAGCCTATACAAGACGGTATGGACCGTCCAAAATCAGAGCTTGCCTATAGGGTGCCAGCGTCTAAACTTACAAGACGGAGTATTGCTTCAAACAACAGAGAAGCGCTTGAAGGGCTTGACACTACTATAGATTGGAAAAATACAGGTGATAACTCATATGATGGGGAAAAGCTCACGATGCTTGTCCACGATGAGAGTGGTAAATGGGAAAAGCCTGATAACATATTAAATAACTGGCGAGTTACAAAAACGTGTTTAAGACTAGGTAGTCGTATCATTGGTAAATGTATGATGGGTTCAACATCCAATTCGCTGGACAAAGGCGGAGAAAACTTTAAAAAACTTTATTACGATTCTGATGTCACAAAAAGAAACCGCAATGGACAGACTCGCAGTGGATTATATAGTCTGTTCATACCTATGGAATGGAACTACGAGGGATTCATTGACACTTTTGGATTACCTGTATTCAATACACCAGAACAGCCGGTTGAAGGACCGATGGGAGAGGTTATTGATATTGGCGTGATTGAGCATTGGGAAAATGAAGTAGCAGGTTTAAAAGATGATCAAGACGGTCTTAATGAATTTTACCGCCAGTTTCCAAGAACAGAAGAGCACGCGTTCAGGGACGAAGCAAAGCAAAGTATATTTAACTTAACTAAAATATACGACCAAATAGATTTTAATGAAGAAGCAAGATACCAAGGGCTTACTACGAAAGGTACGTTTCATTGGGAAAATGGTATACAAGATTCTAGGGTTTTATTTACGCCTGACAACAATGGTAGATTTCTTGTTTCTTGGGTACCGCCTGTAAATCTTCAAAACCGTGTAATTATAAAGAATGGGATGAAGTTCCCGGGTAATGACCACGTTGGTGCTTTTGGCTGTGACTCGTATGATATTTCAGGTACAACAGACGGAAGAGGTTCTAAAGGTGCATTACACGGTCTTACAATGTTTTCAATGGAAGAAGCGCCTGCAAATGCGTTTTTCTTAGAATATGTAGCAAGACCACAAACCGCTGAAATGTTTTTTGAAGATGTGCTTATGGCATTGGTATTTTATGGTATGCCAGTACTTGCTGAAAATAACAAACCAAGATTACTTTATTATTTAAAAAGAAGAGGTTATCGTGGTTATTCAATGAACAGACCGGATAAACTATATAATAAGTTATCTGCAACAGAAAGAGAAATAGGTGGTATACCAAACACCGGAGAAGATATTAAACAAGCTCATGCCGCAGCAATTGAAAGTTACATTCAAAAATACGTAGGTATGAAAGAAAACGGGGAATACGGAAATATGTATTTCAATAAAACGTTGAATGATTGGGCTAAGTTTGATATAAACAACAGAACAAAGTTTGATGCAGCAATCAGTTCTGGTTTAGCAATTATGGCTTGTAATAGGCACATGTATACACCTAAACAAGAAAGACATACCAAAACATTAAACTTTGGTTTTAAAAAATACAATAACAACGGATATACTTCAAAAATAATAGAATAGATGTCAAAAACGTTACCTAAAGGGTTATTTCCAAGTCAAGCTGTCAGTGATAGCGAAAAGGCTAGTGGCTTATATGGTCTGGAAGTAGCTAAAGCCATCGAGTCTGAATGGTTCAAAAGAGACTCAGGAAGTGTTAGGTTCTATGCAAATAGAGACAACTACCATAGACTAAGATTGTATGCAAGAGGTGAACAGTCTATACAAAAATATAAAGATGAGTTATCTATTAATGGTGACTTGTCTTATCTTAATTTAGATTGGAAGCCTGTACCTATTATACCTAAGTTTGTAGACATTGTTGTTAACGGTATTGGTGAACGTACTTTTGATATTAAGGCATATTCACAAGATCCGCATTCTGTACAAAAGAAAACAAAGTACTTAGAAGATATAATGCGTGATATGTACGGTTATGATTTAAAGCGTACAATCAAAGATAACTTAGGGATTGATACATTCAGTATTCCAGAAGAAAAAATACCTAATTCAGATGAAGAGTTGCAGTTGCATATGCAGCTTGACTATAAACAATCTATTGAGATTGCTGAAGAAGAAGCTATTAATAATGTATTAGATCATAACAAATACCATTTACTTAAAAAACGGTTTGATTATGATTTAACTGTTTTAGGTATAGCTTGTAGCAGAACAACATTTAACACAGCCGAGGGTATTAAAATTGAATATGTAGACCCAGCTGATATTGTTTATTCATACACGGAATCACCGTACTTTGATGATTTATACTATGTAGGTGAAATCCGCAGAGTAAGTTTAGTTGAGTTAAAAAAGCAGTTTCCAGAATTAACAGAAGAAGATATTAAGGAAATTGAAGGAACTGGGAGTAATGCTTTATTGTATAACAAGAGCTATGCATCTTCTGATGCAGAAGACAAAAACCACGTCTATGTTCTTTACTTTGAATACAAAACATTCCAAAACCAGGTTTACAAAATTAAAGAGACTGCTACTGGCGCTGAAAAAGCAATTCAAAAAACCGATAGCTTTAACCCTCCGCGAGACGCTAGATCTAGATTTGACAAAGTAAGTAGATCTATTGAGGTGTTGTACCAAGGTGTTAAAATCATTGGTCACAATAAATTGCTTAAGTGGGAGCTTGCTGAAAATATGACACGTCCATATTCAGATACTACAAAAGTGAATATGACGTATAACATTGTAGCGCCACGTATATATAAAGGTAAGATTGAATCATTAGTTAGCCGTATGACTTCGTTTGCTGATATGATTCAATTAACGCATTTGAAGTTACAACAAGTAATGTCAAGAATGGTACCTGATGGTGTTTATCTTGATGCCGATGGTATTGCTGAAATTGATTTAGGTAACGGTACTAATTATAATCCGCAGGAAGCATTAAATATGTATTTCCAAACAGGTTCTGTAATTGGTAGATCAATGACACAAGACGGTGAGTTTAATCACGGTAGAGCGCCTATTCAAGAATTACAGTCTGGTTCTGGAGCGCCTAAGATTGGTGCACTTATTAATTCTTATAATTATTACTTGCAGATGCTTCGTGACGTTACCGGATTGAATGAAGCAAGAGACGGTAGCACGCCTTCAGAACATGCTTTGGTTGGTTTACAAAAACTCGCTGCTGCTAATTCAAATACAGCTACACGCCATATTGTACAGTCTGGATTGTATTTAACACTTAGAACAGCGGAAGACGTATCGCTTAGGATAGCAGATGTGCTTAAATACTCAAATACAAAAGCATCGTTCATTGGTGGTATTGGTAAATTTAATGTGGGCACGCTTGAAGAAATTCAAAACCTACATTTACACGAGTTTGGTATTTACTTAGAATTATCTCCAGACGAAGAAGAAAAACAATTATTAGAAAACAATATTCAAGTAGCGTTACAAAGAGATCAGATTTATCTTGAAGATGCTATTGATATTCGTGAGATAAAAAATACAAAGCTTGCTAATCAGCTATTAAAAGTACGTAGAAAACGTAAAGCTGCAGAAGATAGAGCAATGCAGTTGCAAAACATTCAAGCGCAATCTGATTCTAATGCAAGAGCTGCTCAAGAAGCTGCTGCTGCTGAAATGCAAAAAGAACAAGCGCTTACAGAAAGTAAATCACAGCTTGAACAAGTTAAAGCAAATCTATCTATACAAAAACTTGAGAGAGAAGCACAAATTAAGAAAGAACTTATGTACCATGAGTTTGATCTTAATATGAAGCTTAAACAAATGGAAACTCAGGTGATAAAAGATAAAGAAGCTTATAAAGAAGACCGCAAAGATAAGCGAACAAAATTACAAGCTTCACAACAATCAGAATTGATTGATCAAAGAAAAAACAATAAGCCACCAAAAGATTTTGAATCAGCTGGCTTTGATACCCTTGGAGGGTTTGGTCTAGAGCAGTTTGAGCCTAGATAATATTTAAACTTTTTTATTATATCTTATTATGGAAGAAGAAAACGTAAACGTTGAAGAGCAACAAACTCAAGACGTACAAAAAGAATCAAATACCGGCATGGGTGATGACGGTGTTTATCGTGTAAACTTAAACGAACCAGAAGATGCCGTTCAAGAGCAAAGCACAGATGAGGTACCTGTTTCTGAAGGAACCGAAGCTAGCGAAGAAGTGGGCGAAGAAGTACGGGATACCGAAGAGCCTGCCGAACAAGAAGAAGAACAAGAAGAAGTCTTAGAATTAATTAAAGAAGATACAGATGGCGTACAAGTGCAAGAGCAAAGGGAAGTACAAGACGAGCAAGAAAGCGAAGTCAATGAAACCCAAAGCGCAGAAAAAAATGAAGTAAATCAACCAGAGTTGCCAGAAAACATTCAAAAGGTTATTGACTTTATGAATGAGACTGGCGGTTCTTTGGATGATTACGTGCGTTTAAATACTGACTATGCGTCGGTAGATGAACAAACTTTATTAAAAGAGTATTACAAGCAAACTAAATCTCATTTAGATAATGATGAGATTAATTTTTTAATTGAAGATAATTTTTCTTTTGATGAAGATATAGATGAAGAGCGAGACATCCGTAGAAAAAAACTTGCTTATAAAGAAGAGATTGCTAAAGCAAGAACGTTTCTTGAAGATTTAAAAGGCCGTTACTATGAAGAAATTAAAACAACTTCAAAGTTAGCGCCTGAACAACAAGAAGCAATCGAGTTTTATGACAATTATAAAAAACAGCAGGAAGAGCTAACTGCTGTGCAGCAAAAAGCTCAAGAACATTTTACCAAACAGACTGAACAAGTTTTCAATGAAGAATTCAAAGGTTTTGATTTCAAAGTCGGCGACAACAAGTACAGGTTTAAAGTAAGTGATGTTCAACAAACCAAAGATGCACAAAGTGATATTGTAAAAGCGTTTGGGACGTTCCTAGACGAACAAAACATGTTGACTGATGCTCAAGGTTATCACAAAGCTTTATTTGCAGCAAGAAATGCCGATAAGATTGCAAACCACTTTTATGAACAAGGTAAAGCTGATGCAATTAAACAATTAGAAGCAGAATCTAAGAACATTAATATGGATCCTAGAAAAACTTCTGAGGGTTATGTTGAAGCTGGCGGAATTAAAGTGCGAGCAATTTCCGGTGACGATAGCTCAAAACTTAAAGTTAAACTTAGAAAATAAACATTAAAACTAAACTAAAATGGCAGTAAATACTCCAACTGCTGGAGCTAACTTAAACATTGTACCAGCTCCGGTTAAACAAACACTTTCGACAAACTATTTGTCGTTTACAGGTGGACAAAACGATTGGTCACAGCAATACCTTCCTGAGCTTTATGAGCAAGAAGTAGAGCGTTACGGAGATCGTTCAGTTTCATCTTTCTTACGTATGGTAGGTGCTGAGATGCCTATGTCTTCTGATCAAATCGTATGGTCTGAGCAAGGTCGTCTTCACCTTTCTTACACTGGTGTTGCTCTTGTAGCTGCAACTGGTGTTGTAACTCTTGGTTCTGGTCACGCTGTACGCGTTGGTCAAACTGTAGTTCTTACTGACGGTACTACAACTGTTAAAGCTTATGTATCTGCAGCTGACGCTACTACTGTAACTCTTAAGCGTTACGATAAAGCTCTTTTCACTACTGACACTGATTTTTCTGACGGTAGTTGAAGTAACTGGTGAGTCTGGTCAAACAGGTTACTTATGGTATATCAAAGCTGAAGGTGATACTCGTACTCGTTTCGAAGATTACTTAGAAATGGCCGTAGTAGAAGGCGAGCTTGCTGCTTCTGGATCAGGAGCTGCTGGTGAAGGTCTTAAAGGTACTGAAGGTCTTTTCGCTGCTATCGAAGATCGCGGTCACGTATCTGCTGGTATCAACGGAGACGGTGATGACTTAGCTGACTTTGATGAAATCCTTAAGAAACTTGATAAGCAAGGTGCTATCGAAGAAAATGTACTTTTCGTTAATCGTCAAGTTGCATTAGACATCGATGATATGCTTGCTGCTCAAAACTCTTACGGAGCTGGTGGAACATCTTACGGTGTATTCAACAACTCTGAGGATATGGCACTTAACTTAGGTTTCTCTGGTTTCAGAAGAGGTTCTTATGACTTCTACAAAACTGACTGGAAATACTTAAACGATGCTACAACTCGTGGATTTATCGATGACATCCGTGGTGTACTTGTACCTGCTGGAACGTCTTCAGTTTATGATCAAATCCTTGGTAAAAACATCAAGCGTCCATTCCTTCACGTACGATTCAGAGCTTCTGAAGCTGATGATCGTAGAATGAAGTCTTGGGTGACTGGTTCAGTTGGTGGTGCTCAAACTAGCGATCTTGACGCTATGGAGGTACACTACCTTTCTGAAAGATGTTTAGTTGTTCAAGGTGCTAACAACTTTATGTTGTTTAACTAATAACTACAAGTGTAAAGTTTGCCCTCGTCTTATCGACGGGGGTAAATTTTTACTTTTTTCACTCTTATATATTATTTTATTATGGCTAAAAGCAAAACAAACTGGGAAATTAAAGATCGTGTATACGTTCTTAGAAAAGGTATTTCACCTTTAACTTATACTCTTCCAAGCAGAAACTTATTCTGGTTTGACGAAGAAAAAGGATATGAAAGAGAACTCAAATATACTGTAAACCAAAAAACAGTATTTGTAGATGAGTTCCAAGGACCACAAAGATTAGGTCACATTGTTTTTGAAGATGGTGTTTTAAACGTACCAAAAGAAAAACAAACATTACAAAAATTACTTTCACTTTACCATCCACAACTAGGCAAGGCTTATGAGGAATTTGATCCTGAAGTTGAAGCTGAAGATGAACTTGAAGTAATTGAATATGAAATTGAAGCATTAATGGTTGCTCAAAACCTAAGCATTGACGAGGCTGAAGCTATTGTACGTGTTAATGTTGGTTCTGAGGTTACTAACATGACTTCTAAAGAAATTAAAAGAGATTTACTTGTATTTGCTAAACGAGATCCTAAACTGTTCTTAGAACTCGCTAATGATGAAAATATTCACGTTAGAAATACAGGTTTAAAAGCTGCAGAAGCAGGTATTATTAAGTTATCTGATGATCAGCGAACATTTAAATGGGTTAGCAATGGCAGAAAATTAATGACTGTTCCTTTTGATGAAAACCCATATTCAGCACTAGCAGCATGGTTTAAGACAGATGAAGGTGTTGAAGTTTACAAAACAATCGAAAAGAAACTAAAATAAATTAGCAATGGCTATAAACGTAAACGGTGTTTACAGGGTAGTCCTCGCTGTTCTAAACAAAGAGCAGCGGGGTTATCTTACCCCAGATCAATTTAACAGACTTGGAAAGCAGGCGCAACTAGACTTGTTTGAAAAGTCTTTTTATGATTATAACAGACAACTAACAAAGAGAAATATTCAAGGTGTAAACAGTGATTACGGTGATATAGCTGATAACATCGAAGAAAAAATAGATCTATTTGCTAAGTCAGTAACATTAACGCTTGCTAATAATACAACTACGGTTTCTGCTCCATCTGATCTTTATAGAACAATACAATTAACAACTTCTGATAGAGTTACTGAAATAGAAAAAATTAAAAAATCAGAGTATACATACCAAGCAGCTTCTAAATTAATAGAGCCTTCTATTGATTTTCCCGTGTATTATTTTGATAATGGTGTTTTTAATATTCTACCTCAAACTGTAACAAATCCTGTGATAGATTATATTAGAAAACCTCTTGATCCTGTTTGGGCATACACTGGAAGCGGTAGTTCAGCGTATACTTATGACGCAGCTAACTCGCAAGATTTTGAACTACACCCATCAGATGAAACTGATTTGGTTATAAAGATATTAGCTTTAGCAGGTGTTGTTATTAAAGACCCAACAATAATTCAAGTAGCGCAGCAACAAGAGGCTAACGATATTAATTTAGAAAACTCTTAATAAATGGGACTTATAACTGATACTGGATATAATTACTACGCTGGTAGCCAAAACTTTGTAGGTGATGGTTCTACAGTAGAATTTACAATTAACTTAACACCGCAACCTGAAAGCTTTAATGATTTTTTTGTTTATGTAAACGACGTACTTCAAAGCGAAACAACGTATAGCTACAGCAATCCAGTATTAACGTTAGACAATGCACCAGATATTAATGATCAGATCGTTATAACTATAAAAGATAAAAAATATGGAGATTATAGATATACTTCTCTTGCCGATGTCGTTACTAATTTTATGGTCGGTTATGTTGGTGATGGTAAAATTATCAACAGAGCAAAACGGAGAGATGTATTATTTCACGCTAAAAGAGCGTTGCAAGAGTTTTCTTTTGACATTACTAAAGTTGAAAAAATACAAGAAGTTGAGGTTGGCCCGAGTTTGGCT